GTCGTAGGTGTTGGCTAGGGGGTTCTGCCCAGGGGTGCTCGTGCCGGGGAGGTACAGAAAATAGATCTGCCGCTGTGTCAGATCCATGCGAGCCACGACGAGGCCAGAACTGACACCGCTGACGGTCTTGTTGGAGTTGCTCTGCCCGAAGAACCCGTCGACCCAGACCGCTCCTGGCTGGATCGTCACCGTGCCACCGGAGATGGTGGCGGCTAGCTGGTTCTGATTACCAGGGACGACCCCACTTCCGTAGAACAGCCGCGCCATCTGTCGCCAGTTGGCCGGCGTAGCCATATTCCCAGGGGGCTGGTCAAATGGAAAGTAGGAGTCGAGCAGAGTCACAGGTCAGCCTCTTGTCGGAGATCCTCAGTGGTGCCGGCATGCTGACTCCACAGCCAGTCGGGCATGGTTTCCTCGTGAGGGGCCAGATCCGGCCCAGGGGGATATTCCTCGCCGGTCTCGGTGTTCACGAACTGACCCTCGTCGTTGACCTCATAGGTGACTACGCTGCCGGGGGCCTGCCCCCCGTCCACAGGCTCAGTGTCATCTGTGACACCGTGATCCCCGGTCCTGTCCCCGCTGTCACTCTCCATCCGAACGTCTTCTTTCCTTGAGTTACTGGCACAGGCGTCATCAACGAGACCGGCATTGAAATGCTGGAACCTGTAGGGAATCCGGCAGAGTTGGCCGGCGTGATGGTGTCGGCTGCTGTGATCGGGTTGGGCTGTTGGTCGGTCTGTCCCCATTGATAAGTCAGTGAGCAGGCCACGGTCTGAGCCACGCTCATGTCACTGAACTGGACGAGCAGGGTGCCATGCAGGAATCCCAGAGCCGCGTAGGGGATGCGAGCCACGCCGAAGCTGAACTGAGCGGTAGAGCTAGTGCCGACAGAGGTGGCCCCAGATTGGTTGGCTGTCCAGCGCAGCCCCGTGGCCGGGTTGATCAGGTTCCGTAAATCGAGGAGGGTGGTGCCGCCGCTCACCCCCCAGATGGGGATCTCCCAGATGTTGGTGTCCTGCTCAAAGCCCCCGGTCCCGTAATCCACCACGGTGTCGCGGTAGACCAGGGCCACGACCTCGTTGGCGAAGTTGACCTGGGCCACGATGGTGCCGTTGGTACCCACTGTAAAGGTCTGGTTGTTCTGTAGCTCGGCGTAGTACCCATGGATGAAGACCGCCCCGGTCTGCACCGTGACCACGCTGCCGGCGATGCTGGCGTTCATTTGGTTCAGGTAGTTGGCGAGGACACCATCCGCCATCCATAGCTGCGCCATCTTCCGCCACCGGGCCGCGTTGGCAGAGGCCCCATACCCTGGGTCGAACGGAAAGAACTCGTCAAAGTTGCCCATCAGAAGACAAGGTCGTTGGGATCGGCGGATGGGTGAGCAGCCTGAGTAGCAACATCGGCCTCCATGTGACCGGGGTACGACCCATGAGTGCTGGCGGTGTTCGCACGGTACCTGGAGTTGATGTCGTCGTTCCTGTGGGATGGCAACTGAGGCAAGCCGGTGACGGTGCGTAACGCCGCTCCCATACCGTGTGTTCGGTAGTACTTGGCGTCGTCGTACATCTGGATACCGTTCCTGACGGCCCCCATGATCGCCGGCTTGTTGAACTGCATCCCGTTGTTGTTGCGGTTCATGTACCGGCCCAGGCCGGTCTGGGCAAACTGGGTGCCGCGGTAGACGTTCCGGCTGGGATCATTGACCGGGCTGGTCGCGCCTACCTGGGGCATGGAACTGGGCATGCCAGTCAGAGGATGCAAGGGCGGGGCCTGGTCTCCTCCTGGGGCCTTGGGCGTGGCCCCGGCGGGGGCACCTCCTGCTTCCTCTCCTTCACCTCCTACCGGGTGAAAGAACCAGTCGGACATCGTTACCTCCAGGGGGGTGCGAGCTTACGGAGTTGGGTGGTGCGTCCGATACCTGGCTCGGCCCCCATCATCGCCTGCTCACGAGGGCTGTACTGGGGGACTAGCTCTAGCTGAGGGGCACCGCGGTCGTTCAGCACCATGGTGTCAAAAGGCACCGCGGTCATCATCTGGCGCTGGATGCCCCGCTCGGGCTGGAGCGTGGGCGGGTACATGTAGTCAGCCGGATCGATCCGCTCGCCCTTGTGGACCCCCCTGACATAAGACCTCTGATTGGCACGGTTCTTAATGGCGTCGAGGAGGCGGTCCTGTCTCCTGGTGTTGATGGTCCCCAGGTAGCCATCGGGCCACTGAGCGGCTGGCGTCTGGTTGTAGGCAGACCGCCTGGCATCCATGGCATCGCGGAAATACGGCCCGATGCCACCGCCACCGCCAACCGTGTTGGCGTTCCCAGGCGCGCCGTAGTTATACGGCGGCAGGTACTGCCATGGGGTGAAGACGCCCCTGGGCACGGGTTACCCGGTGATCGACTGGGCGTTGAAGAAGGAGCGCACCTCTTCTGAGCGGGAGTGGGCTGCCGGCAGAAGCTGCCCCATAAAATGGGCGTCCTGGGGATCCCTGGTGGACGCGTCTTTTTCTGACGTGACCATGTCGTAGGTGGGGCCATGCGGCTCCTTGAGGACGTGGTCCGCGTACTCGTACCCTCCTTCACCCTGCCCTGTGTTCATGGGGGCAGGGCCTTGGAAGACTCCGCGGTCGCTCATCCGAATGCATCCCCCTGGCCGGCACCGAAGCTGCCCTGGCGGGAGGGCGTCGAGGGCACGGGCCGTCCTCCCCCCTGGGTTGGCACCGGGGACTCCTGGGGCACCTTCATGGAGGGGGATACCGTGAGCCTGGCGTTCGCCATCTCGGGACCACCGCGGGTTCGGGGTGGGTGCGGCTCAGCCTGGACGCCGGCTGCCACGCCGGCCACGAAGTGGCTGCTGTCACCCAGGGGAGGCTTGGTGGCGGTCGGATATTCCGGTGGCACCCCCTTGGCTCGTCCTTCTGAACTCATGACTCGACCTCCTGCTATGGGGATCTGGACGTTGCCCTGGGCTGTCTGCTCAGCCCCGGCGAGGGCAGCTTCTCCACCAGGAGAGCCGGCATACGGAGGACTCCAGGAGCCGCCTGGACCGCCAGCCATACCCAGATGGCTGGAGGAAGCACCCATGCGGCGTCGTGCGCTGTGTCCAACTCTGCGTTGATCTGCCATACCCGAAAGCCTAGGGCGGGGCTACCGGCCCACCCTGACCAGCCGGCGGGTGGCGGTGGGGTCGAACTCGGTCCTGCCGTCCAGGGCGACGGCCACGTCCCTCTGGAACTGGGTCAGGCCCTCCGGATCGGCATCGACGGCGTGAGCTATGCGGGCCAGGCCGTAGGCCACCGCCAGGTCGTTGTTGGGGAAGTCGACGCCCCACCGCTTCAGCACCTCCTTGGACATCATCTCGCCTTTGAAGTTGCCGTTGCCGGTGACGAACTTCTTGAGTTGCTGAGGGGTGACGAGGGTCGGGTAGGCCCTCCGGTCGTCGGTGGCGAACTGGCCCAGCACGGCTAGCTTGATCGCTGCTCCCACCTCACCGGAGGCGTGTTGGCCGTAGCGTTCAGCCATCGAGTATCCCTCCATGGCGATGCCCTTGATCCAGTTGCCCCTGGTGTCCAGCTTCTCTAGCTCTGCGCCGATCTCGGTCATCAGCCGGCGCAGGCGTAGTACCCCCTTGGGCATGGTGCCTTTGGGCTTCCACGCCGCCACCAGGCCCCCGGTGGGCGACCAGGCCACCAGGGCACAGTTCTTGGATCCAGGATCAATCCCGATGTAGATGTCAGTCATGCCAGAACAACCTCACTGCCGGGACGCAGGGATCGCCCCCGTCTTCCCACTCAGCGTCCTCTTCCTCGCTGGAGGGCAGCCCATCATGAGTGTTACAGACAGGGCTAGAGCAGTACCCCTCCTTCATACCGATCTCCAGCCACTCGTCAAAGGTCAGAGTCAACCCAGAACCACCTGGCCCAGTCATTGCCGTGTTCGTCGGACCACTCGCGGCACTGGGGGCAGACTTCCAGGTGCCGCCGGATGAGTCGCTCATGAGCGTTGGCCGCTGAAGGCAGTCGTATGTCGGTCGTGAACACCATGTGAGGTGGCCCCTCGTTCGATTCCCACATCGGGTACCGCCCTAGCTTCTTCACCGCTGATCCTCTCGATCTCCCGGTTGACATACCAGGCTGCCTTCCTCAGATCCTCCACCGGGTCCACCCCATCCTTGAGGCCTGCCCGCCACAGGTACTTGATGGCGTTGCCCACGTTGAAGTTGTAGTGCTCCACGATGCGGATGCACTCGACACCTGATGGGTGGCTGCCGTAGTGCGGAGGATGATTGACTAGGTCGGTCATCGGTGCTCGGGGACTTCGTACTTGGCGTGGATGTCGGCATAGACCTGGGCTGTCTCCCTGGTGGCGTAGTTGCCTCCGCAGTACCCGCAGTACTCACACTCAAAGGAAAATCGCCCCAACATCTTGCCCTCCACCACCCAGGTTTTCACCACAGTTCATTCTCCAGGCGGATGAAGCGGTGCTCAGGACAGATACGGTCGCGACGGTTGCGGCGGATGCCCACCACGAACTGCCGCCGGCCCCAGCCGATGTACGGACGCCACCAGTAGGTCATGGCTTCATCCCTGACCTGCCGATAGGGGGTGCTCTGTACGGAGTGATCGACCTCCACCCCACCTCGCCCTCATCGTTGATAATGCAACCCAAGTTCCTCTGCTGCCAGAGCATCCAAAGCGCAGCATCGGACTCCAACTCGTCCAGAACTCCATATATCTGGCGGGTTTCATCCTCCGTTATGCCTCTTCCCATCAACTGGTGGGCATCCTCAACGATTCGCTTGATTCGCAGCGCCGCTTCTTCGACTTCGTGGCTCATTGATAACGCCCCCCCCTTCTCGGCGTTCGGTGGCGGGGTCATGGAGTCGCCAATCGCACCACCACTTGCCTGGCGGCGATACTGCTCCTTCAGGGAGGTCTGGAGGTGGATGAAGCACACCTCCTCCTCCCCGACGACGTACATGGCCTTGTTGGTACACGGCCCCTTCTTGGTCTGGCCTACACACTTGATCATGGCGCTCCTCGATCTGCTCGACGGTATCCAGGGTTCTTGGTATCGGTCCTCCTAGTGAGTTCTCGGCTCACCACCGCGGCGTCCCGCTCGGCTGACTCAAAGAGCATCTGCTTCAGCTTTCGCCTGGCGTAGTACAGCCTGAGGGCATCCCTCGCGGAACGAATCTCGGAGTCAGTCTCCATCGCCGCCCGCACCCAGGTGACCGCTTCGCTCGCTTTTTCAGGACGATTGCGTGTGAGGTACAACCCCTCCAGGCGTCGGATTTCCATCTCTGCATGGTGCTCAAATATCTCTTCGATGGCTAGCTGGTTCTGAAAATAATCACACCAGCGGGTGAACTTGACGAATAAATCCATGAGTTGCTTGTCGGTGAGGTCATCGATGTCAGTCCCCAGGGTGGGAGGCTGATGGTCTGGGGCCTGAGGTTCATCGATCCCCAGATCGGTGTAGACGGCGCGGCGCTGGCCGTTGACCATTCTCGCCAGCGTTTCCTTGAGATCGAGCGGGGGCCGGCGGCTGATCCGGCGACCGACGGATGAGGACTCGTCCTCCTGAGTTTGCATGCTTCTCCTCGTAGCGTTGGCAATCGGCACAACCGTTGAAGGGGCATGGTGGAACACGGCCCCCCTGGAGTGCCATGGTGATGCGGCTGCACTTGTCTAGTCGATCCGCGATGCGGTCTTCCTGGTACTGGACAATCATCTCCTTGGTGCGCTGGTTCCATTTGCACTCGTACAGGAAGAGCACCTCGTGGTACTTGCGGCTCATGTAGCAATAAAAATCACCTTGTCGAACGTGTGAGGGGAATGGGTGCCGGATGGAATCCCACAGCCCGTCGTAGTCTAGAAACTTCCTCGATTTTCCGTTGATGTGGAAGTCGTAGGTGTGCTGAGCGATCAGGTTGGGCGCTTCAAAGCGCAGCGTCCCCAGGCCCACGCTCTTGATCTCGATGATGGGGCCGTCCCAGGTGTCCAGCCCATCGGCATGCCCAGCCATGTGCAGGTTCTGGTTGAACAGAGGCACCTCGTGGTAGTCCAGGAACTGCCGCGGTCGATGACACTTCTCACACTCCTGGGGAGCTACCGCGGGGAAGGCGTAGTGGCACTCACGGCAATAAAATGTGCCAGCCAGCCGGCCTAGATCCCAGATCCTTTTTTGCCACTTGCGATGGATCTCGTTGCCTTCATCGAAGACCATCTGTAGCTGCCAGTAGCTGCCTGCCTGTTCAACACGCGCTACCCGCCCTGACAGCCGGTAGTAGCTGGCCCTGGGGCACCAGTCCGAATGGCTGATCTCCGATGGATGCAAGGCGTCGACTCTCAGCCCGTTCTCGCCGCCAGGCTGCAAGAGCAATCTTTGAACGTCCCCAAGGAGTCGGGTGGGCCTCTTGGTCGTGTCCAGGAGCGCCCTCAAGTTGGGGTCGATCACTGGCCGGCGGGACGATGTCCCCGGCCTGGAGAGCTTCCTCACGATGCTGTTGGCGGCGTGCTCGTGCTATCCGCCGACGTTCCCTTTCGCTGGTTCCGCCCCAGACGCCCCACCTCTCCCCGTTCTCGATGGCGTAGTCGAGACAAGCCTCCAGGACCGGGCAGCGGCCTGGGTGGTCCGGATGGGTTCCCAGGCACACGCTGCGTGCTTCCTGCACCTGGGTATTGTTGTGCTGGTGGTCGCTGTAGAAGAGATTTCCCGGTAGACCGTGGCACTTTGCGTGGGCGAGCCAGTCGGGGGATTTCCGCTCGTAGATCGCCGGCAGGGTCTGCCGCCTGTCCACGAAGAACCAGTTCGTGATAG